TCAAATAAAATAGTTATCAGATTCATATATGTTCATCCAAACAGTTTTCTTGATGCGTGGTTTTACTTCAACAGGATCACTCATAATCTTTCTCCCTTATTAAAAGGCGAATGTCTTTTCAACTCTGTAAGTTTCTTTTCAAGTTCCGACATTTTACGTTCGTTCTCACGAATAAAATCATGTGCTTCAATACATAATTGCTCGCGCTCAAAAGGTGTCAAACGACGCGCAAATAACAAACGTTTCAATAAATCATCTTTTTTATCCATCGTCTTTTCTCCTTCATTCTTGGTTGTCTCAGTGATGTGGTTAGACATCACTGAGCCGTCAAAGCGGTTTAAGGTATTAAGTTTTTTAGACTTAAAACCTGTCATTGCTGCGCATCTTCGTTTGGTGGAGCTATAATGGCTTGTTGAAGTGCTTGCGTGATGACGTCATCAATACCGGGGTTTTGTGGCGCAGCTGGTGGTGTCACAGGCTGTACCGCTAGACTGTCTGAACCAAGCTGACCATAACCCGCAATATCATCCCAATGATCGCGGAAATTTGCATTACCATTTAAAATGCGAGCCATTTTTGCGGCAATAAACTCTAACGATTCTTTTTGTGAATCATTAAGTGAAGGCCAATTCTTACCACTATGTAAGATTTCTTTGATAGATTGGCTGTAGCTTGCTACATCTATGAAATCGCCGTGTGTGCGTGCACGCTCATAAAGATTTACACTCATGTTCTTCTCCTTTGGTTGATAACTCAGTTCGTTAATTGATGGACCCATTGCTCTCAAAATTTCGATTAAACTTTTTTCATCACTCATTTATCAACTCCGTAAAATCTAACATGTTCAGTTTGCTCCTTATCGAATAAATACCATGCGCAGTTATCTTTTCCTGAGTATGGTGAATCCTCTATCCATTTTAATCTTCCGATCGCTATGATCTCCACGCAGTATTTAAGATACACCTTGGCTTGCTTAGTGTAGGCCCAGTCCGCATCAAATAAGAGCCATGTCGGTCGTAGCTGGCAGAAATGTAGAATGAGGGGGTGCAAGACGCCGCGTGACCACGGCGGATTGGTGATTATCATGTCTGCGAACAGACAATCATTTTCCGTAAGATCAAGAGCGTTGAGCGCATAAATATCGTTGCGCCGCGGCTCTATATCAGACGCGAATGTGCAGGTATGACCAGCAAAATCGAGCATATCGATGAGACGCCCATCGCCCGCACAAGGCTCGATAAAACTAATTGGGCTGGTCAGCCGTTTTAGCAATACCGAAACTGCTGCCGGCGGCGTTGGGTAAAAGTCCATCGGATTTCTCTCGAAGTTCGACCTTTTGCCCATCACGACCCACCCTTGGTCTTGGATTAAAAACAATCTTACGATGCGCGTCGCACCAAGACCCTTCTTTAGTTTCATCACCGCAGAACAATGTTGTGCTGCCGTCACCTGATATGGGATAGCGACACATATTGTTTTTAAGCCCTAAGAGATAAACGACATTGCCTGTGACGACTTCAGTCTTGTCAGGGATTTTGCGCTCAACCTTCTTTCTCAAGCGTGGTTTTAAGCGCACTACTTTTGCGGTCTTCTTTTGATAATCCGGATCGGTCTCTCTGCCACCGCTAAGATGTATTCCGAGGCGACGGGCCTTACCGATAACGCAATTACGCGTGAAACCAGCACCAAGTTGATCGGCTATTTGACGGGAGGTCAAACCCTTCGACGCCAGCTTCATAAGCTGGGCTACCGCTTTTTGCGACCAGAAGATGTTACTCATCAGTCAAATAATCCTAGGGCTTGAACATACACGCCAAGAACAGCGCGATCTTCAGGTTTCATCTTTCGGATGGAGTAGGCTTTACGCAGCTCTTTAGTGAAGCCTTTGCTTTTGGCCTCGAGCCAAACGGATTTAATATCCGTGTTAATCTCGTTACGCTCTTCTTCCAGCCGCTCGATGCGGTCAAGAAGCTGCATCATATCGCTCGCATTGATACCTTCGCTCATGTCATTCCCCTGTGGTTGTTGACGTGGGGTTTATACCCCACGCCAGTTAAGATTTAGTTACCAAACAAGCCGCCAGCGCCAGCGCCGCCGCGTGTTGACTCCGGTGCATTACCTTCGTCCGGAACAGTTTCCATCCACGCTGAAACATTGGTGGAGCCTCCACCGCCAAGCCTGTCGCCATCTTTCAGCTTCTGGAAGAATTGGATGCCGAAGGAGATGCCGTCGCCGTTTTTCTCATTCGTCCAAGCAAAAGCATTGAGGATAGCTTTGCCATAGCAACCGCTATAAACCTCCTCTTCTGTCGCCGGGATGTGTTCTGAGCGATAGCGAACCATAGGGGGCCGTACCGATTGGACACGCAAGAAAAAGACATCAGGTCCAAAGCCCGGATGGAGTTCACCTGTCTTCTTATTACGGGCTTCCTTACCATTGCCATCGAGGAAAGGGGATTTAATAAGCCCAGCTTTAGCCCGTTCAAGACCCTTCTCACCCCATTGGGCGATAAGCACTTCCTTCACGGCGTTATGTAAGACGCTATTGTCACCCGATTTCTCAAAGATCAAGGTGCAACCATATTTTTCAACACCGCCCTCTATTTGGGAGCGGGGTTTAAAAAGTGATCCCGCAAACGCAATACGGCAAAGTGGGGTTTTAATGTCACCAGAACGTTCCATTTCTTTAGTCCTTTACTGTTTCAAAATAAGATTGTTTTTTGGCCTGAGCGGCCGAACGCGTAGTTTTTTTCTCCGACACCAAATTTGTTCCGGTAATCGGGCTCTGATACATATTTTTTATTTCCTCCTTTCGTTTGGAACCAATAATTTTTTCGATTTGGGCAGGTGACGATAATTTTTTTTGAAAAATTTGATCGTCAGATAATTTTATTTTATTTTTTAAATCGTAAATTATTTTTTCTTCATCTGCTGCCCATTTTCTATGCCCGATTTTTTCTACCAATAAATATCCGGGAATAGTAATTCCGCTTTCTGCCATTGCGTGCGCTGCTCCGCGTACAGATTTTATCCAATCCTCCAACATATCCAGCCCATCGAGGATGTGAGCTAATTCTTCCGGTGAGAGCACCGGCACTGAATTTGAAATCATAGGTGGTGTCTCCAGAGTAATATCTTCAAACCAATCTTTTGCGTCTTTTGGTGCCACAGCCAAGGCTTCAATACGTTGTTTAGGGCAGATGCCGTAAGCTGGGCAAAAACTGCATTGGCCTGTCGTGAGTGCTTTATCGGCCCATTCATCAAAAAGGGTACGGCTGCCATTGATAAGCTCAAAAGCATCCAGCGCCAGCTTCGACCTGTTCATGGCTTTCATAAGCTCGGACGTCCACTCGATTAGCTCCGCAATATGAAAAGTCTCGCTGCGGATAAGCCCATCTTCATGGTAGGCACGGGGCTGAATAATCGTGACCTTGATGTAATTGATGCTGTCAGCGAGCTTCTTAGGCGCATTAAGCAAAGCCATCAGCGCGTAAGTGCGGGTCTGCTTATTCTCATTGACATCAACAATACCCCGACCATTCTTGAAATCGATGACTTCGAGAACGCCCGTATTTGGGTTCAAGATAATGGCGTCACAAGTGCCACCAGCTTCAAATGGCGGGTCGAGCTGCTCAAGCGAGTAGCGTTCCTCAAGAAACAGGTGACACCCAGCGGTGGGGTCATATTGCTCAACGACATAATCAACATAGGTCTGGGCCGAATAGACAAGCTCTTCGGTGATCTCAATTTCGAAATCACCGATCTTCATGATGTCGCCCAAAAACTGAGAGCAGTCCTTATTACCGCGCAGAGCTTTTTCGCTTATCTCATGAGCAGCCGTGCCTTGGGCTGCATAGATATTGTCCTTTTCGTCAGGGGCAATGGAAATCATCGCCATCCTGCCAGCGCAAGTCCAATTAGAGGCAGTTGAGCTGGCTGACCAGCGAGCGTGGTAACGACCATGATGGCTAGTGCTCATTAGACCACCTTGAGTTTGTTACGCTTAAACCAATTTTGCTCAGTTGCCTCGGTGATGGCTTTTAACGCCTTCTTGTAAGAAGCTGGATCTTTGGGGATCAAACGCAGAGCTGTAACCGAAGGACCAAATGTCTTTTTAAGAATCTCTGGGCCATCAA